AGCCACCAGGCCACCGTGTCTGGCTCCAGCGCCAGGCCGGAGTCCTGCCAGGAGACGGCGCGGTAGAACTCGCCCGCGAAAAAGTCATCACCGTCGGCCGGGTCGAAATCCAGCGCAGCGATCGAGGCGATGGCGTCGCCCGGTCGGCGGCCGAGAGTTTCGAGGTCGATCATGACGTGCCGCTCGCTCATGCCCGCCCCTCCTCGACCATCCGCCGCGTCACCTCGCGCTCCTCCGCATCGGCCATGCGGCCGGACTGCACCATCAGCGCAGCCAGGATCACGCCGGCCATGCCGCCGGCCAGGAAGGCCACGGCCACGATTGCGATCAGCGCCCAGTCGCTCATTTGCCACCTCCGCAGCATTCGATGCACCACTTCTGACGGTACAAGCCGCCGGGCACCCACTTCCAGCGGTGCGTCATCGCCAGCTTCCGCCGGCACTTCGCGCAGCGCCAGGTATCGCCGATCGGTGCGCGCTCGGCGCCGGAAGCCGGCCGGCGCCACTCCTGGCGCTTCACAGCCATTCCCAGGGCAGCGCCGAGAGCGCGCAGACGACGAGCACAACGGCATCCCGGTGCCGCTGCACCCGGCGGGCCGGATGCGCCAGCCACTTCTCGCCGAGTAGCTGCACGGCCGCCAGCCAGCGGCGCATCAGCGCCTTGCGCTGGTACTCGTCGGCCAGGGGATGCCGCGGCCACACGCGCACGGCGCGGCGGCGCATGGCGTAGCGGGTAAGCGATATGTTTGTCATTCTTGCGCCTCCGGTAAGGTGTTCCAGCGCCGCAGCGCGGCCAGTTCGTCCTGGGCGGCATCGTGCGGGCCGACGGCGTGGCAGGACGGGCAGCAGACCGCCCAGGTGCGAATCTCGACCTCTTCCAGTTCTGGCGGGTCACAGCCGCAGAATGGGCAGGGCCTGGGCCCCATGATCATCATGAACATGTCGAGATGACGCTTGATCAGGTCGGCGGCTCATGCCGAATTCTCCGGCTTCCATTGCCACTCGATGGTTTCGATTCCAGCATCGTCGCGCATCTTGGAAACGACAGGCGACAGGTGCGGCGCGCGCGCGCCCAACGGCACCTCGGCAAAATCCGGGTGAGTGACGTATAGGCGTAGAGCATTTGACTCGAACATCCAGTCAGTTCCGACTATCTGAGTTCCATCTGGCAAACGGAGCGCCTCAACAAGCAGTGCGGTGGACAAGTCAAATGATGCTACGCGTCTAGATTGATCGCTCATGCGCCCGCCCTCAAGCTGCGCCATTCCGGGTGCGCGGCGAAATCGCGCATCGCCCAGCCGTCGCGCTCGTCGGCGCTGACGGGGCGATTCCGGCAACAGGCGAAGCTCGGCGTGTTTCGCCATTCGCGCGTGGCGTAAAACCCGCTAAGGCGCGCAAACCAAGAATCGGAGTCGGCCTCAACGGCCGCGCGCACGGCCGCGCGAATGCCAAGATCGGCGCTCATGCCGCCTCCCCTTGCGCCTGCCCCGGCGGCGCCGGCCAGGCCCTCGGCGGGCGCACCTTGCCGGGCGGGTAGTCGCTGCCGTCCAGGGCCGTCGCGAACTTCGGATCCTCGGCCGGCGCCGCCCGGAAGCGCAGCGCCTCCTCTGCCGCGCGCAACCTGTGATACATCGCGGACAGAATGTCTCCGGTGGCCGCTGCGGCGCGCCGCTCGATCTCGTCGCGCGCGCGGAACTCGGCCTCCAGCGCCTCGGCCTGCGCCGCGGCGATGCCGCACAGAAGAATGCACAGGTCCATCTGGGTTAGGTGCAGGGTTGTCGTGGTCATGCGGGCCTCCTGAAATATCTGCGGTGCAGCCACATCGCGGACAGCACACCGAGCGCGCCTCCGGTGCCGACCCACGGAATCGCTGTCCAGCCGATCGACACCACCCACAGCACAGATGCAACCTCGGCCACCGCGATGGCGTAGGGCGTGAGCGCGGCGGCGACGTAATGCCCGCCGATGACGTTTTGTTGCTGGATTGCCCGAAGGAAAACCAGCGCGAAAGTGGCGGCCATGATCTTCACGCGAACAGATCCTCGGTGAGCTTGGTCGCGTTCTCCAGATTGGCCGCGGCCTGGCGGAAGTAGCTATCCTTCAGCTCGACGCCGACGAAGCGCCGTCCCATCTGCAGCGATACATAGCCCTCGCTGCCGATGCCGGCGAAAGGCGAGAGCACGATGTCGCCCGAATTCGTCCAGAGCTCCACGCCGCGGCGGATCACCTCGAGCTGCAGCGGGCAGATATGCCGCTCGTCGTCGTGCTCGCGGGCGCTCATGTACTGCAGCGTGTCGCTCGGGTCGATGTCGGTCCAGATCGGCGAGGCGATCTGCTGCCACTTCTGCACCGGGTAATCTTCCGACGAGTGGCGCACCCGCTCGACGATCTCGCCAGGGGCGCGCATGGTGATCAGGTAGTCCGGGATGCCCTGGCGGCACATGCTGGCGTTCTCGCGCACGCTCTTGTGCAGCAGGCCCAGGGCCTTGGTGCGCTGCATGGCGGTGACCGGGTCTTTCCAGATCACGACCTCGGAGGCATAGATAAAGCCTTTGGCCTGGAAGGCGCGAATGAGATCGCCGCGGAAATCCTTGAGTCCGATCACGCCGTCGCGCTCTTTGCTCGTCGGCAGCAGCATGCAGTGAAAGGAGACATTACGCCCTGGCTGCATCACGCGCATCAGCTCGTCGATCAGGAAGCCGAAGTGCGCGAAGAATTCCTCGTGCGTGCGGCAGTTGCCCATGTCGCGCGGGCTGTTCGAATAGGTGTAGAGCGAGGCGAACGGCGGCGAGAAGATCGAGTAATGGATCGAGTGCGCCGGCAGTCCCTTCAGCACCTCGATGCAGTCGCCGTGGTAAAGCGCGTAGTTGTCGCCGATGACCTGGTTCAGGCATTGCATGGCGTTGGCTCCAGAAATCGCGGGATCTTCACGGCGCGATCCGCGCGGTAGTCGTTGGTTTCGCGCGAGAACCCGAGCACGGACTCCTGCACGGCGGCGCGCGTTTCGCTGGCCATCGCCGCGCTCATGGCGGACGAGGCCTGATCTTTGCGTTTGAGGTTCGCCACCACGGCGCCCTCGGCCTCGCTGGCGAACACATGCACATGCACCTCCTGGCGCTGGCCGAATCGCCAGCAACGGCGCACGGCCTGGTAATACGCCTCCCAGGAGTCGGTGACGCCTACGAAGGCCATGCGCGCGGCGTGCTGCCAGTTGAGCCCGAAGCCGCAGATGCTCGGCTTGCTCACCAGAACGCGCGTGCGACCATGCGCGAAGTCGGCGAGCCGGGACTCCTTCTCGTCGATCGAGTCGGCGCCGGCGATCTGAACCGCGTCGGGAATGGCGGCGGTGAGCGCGTCGCCCTCGGCGTTCAGATCGCACCAGACCACCCACGGCTGGCGGTCGGCATTGACCAGATCGGCACAGGCCCGCACGCGGTCGACCAGCGAGTCGCGCCGCGCCGCCCGCCGATCCATCAGCGTCTGCGCCTCGGCGACGAATAGCCCCATGCTCGCATCGTGGCGGCTGGCTACCGTGTGCTGATGCACATGCAGCGGCGGCAGCTTGTACGCGCTGCCGTCGTGGCCGAGATCCTCGGGGCTGCGCACCATCGCTCCCCACGAGGCCACCCAGCGCCAGAAGGCCGCCCGCGCATGTCCCTTGAGCCGCCATACGCTGGTATCGCCGCCGTCATGGACAAAGAACTCGGCGAGCATCTCGGTGCGCGAGCGCACGCCTAAGAATTCCGCGTGCGTGCCTAGCTCGGTCCAGTCGTTCGGCGCAGGCGTGGCGGTGGCGCACAGCTTGAACGGCGTATGGCGGAACGCCGCCATCAGCAGCGCCAGCGTCTTCGCGTCGTGATGCTTGATGATGCTCGACTCGTCCAGCACGATCGCGCCGAAGCGCTGCGGGTCGAACCGGTGCAGCCGGTCGTAGTTGGTGATGGTGATGCCCGCGCGCACCTGCGCCGCATCGCGGGCGTGCGTGACGCTCACTCCGACGCTCGCCGCCTCCTCGGCAGTCTGGTCGGCCACGGCCAGCGGCGCCAGGATCAGCACATCGCGGCCGGTGACCCGGTGCACCGTGTCCGCCCAGCCGATCTGCATGCGCGTCTTGCCCAGGCCGGTGTCGGCAAAGATGGCGGCCGAGCCTCGTCGCAGCGCCCAGTTGGTCAGCTCGCGCTGGTGCGGAAACATGCCGTAGTCGCCGCACTCGGCGCCGATGCCCTGGCGTTCGAGCGTGCCGAGCTTGCGGGCGACGAATTGCGCGTAGTCCATGATTTATCCCTATGTGCGTTCCCGGATCGCTTTCCCGACGGCGCCCGGTCCTGTAGCGGTGCTGGTGCCGGCGCGCGGGGCGAAACGTGATGAAAGTCTAGACCACTAAACAAATAGAAGTCAAGAGGTCTAAACCATACAGGCGAACGTGTTGAGCAAAATTTAGAAAAGTGCCTAAATCTATCGGTACGGCCGTGGCAAAGCGCGGCCGCCAGTACGGTAGTGCGCAAGCACTACGACCTTCGGATTACCTAGGAGACTTGAGGTTTTCTGGCGTGCGGCGCGCGACCGAATCAGGCGGCCTGCGGGGGGCGCACAGCGTCCTGTTTGGCCTGGTTGGCTAGGTAGCGCGCGAAGGCTTCGAGCTGGCCTTGCTGCTCTGGGCACAGGGAGGCGTGGATGTCCAGCAAAGATTGACGCTGGTCGGTCTGGACTTTCTTTGGCCCTTCCCCATTCGCTAGCCAGGCCACCGAGTAACCGAAGGCACGATGTAGCGCCTCGGCATACTCAGCCCGCAGCGTCTTGATTTCGCCCGTGGTCCATTGGCTGACGGTGCCTTTGCTGACTTTGGCAACGAGGGCCAAGTCTTTCTGTTTAGCGCCAGTCTCGGCCAGCAGTAGCTTGATTCGTTCTGACAGCATGTCGAGTACCCTAAACCGACATCGGTTTAGGTGACTTGACAAGGCAAAATCTAGAGGTCTAAACTTCGTCACCATGACTGAGTCGCAGATCATCGATCGCCTGGGCGGAACAACCGAGGTCGCCAAGCTGTGCGAGGTGACGAAGGGCGCTGTTTCGCAGTGGCGCACCAACGGCATCCCCAAGGCGCAGCGTAACTATCTGCGGCTTCTGCGGCCCGACGTGTTTGACGATCAACCCATCTCAGCCGCGCACGATGGCCAGGAGGCCGCGTGAAGATCCTCTCCATCGGTCGCCCCGGTGGTGACTTGCACCCCGCCGGCCCGAACAGTCGGCGGGGTTTTCTTTTGCCATGAACCCTGCCGACGCCGGACACGACATCGTCGTCAAGGTCGGCGTCACCGCCGATCAGTACATCTGGCTGCGCGACCGCGCCGAGGCTTTGGGCCTGAGCCAGTCGGCCTATCTGCGCCTGCTGATCCAGGCCGACCGCCGGGCGCACTTCCACGCGCATCTTGGCGCAGCCGATCATCCGGCCGATAGCGCCGGAGCGGGGCCGGAGCGGGCCGAATGAACGCGCCGCGCCCGTGCTGTGCGCCGAGCATGTATCAGTGCCTGTGCGCCCTGGTCGATGCGCCGGCCAACGTCGCCGAGGTGGCGGCAGCGCTCAAGGTGCGCCACCAGTGGGCGGGCAACGTGCTGTCGCGCATGGTCGCGGACAAGCTGGCCGTGCGCCTGCGCCTGAGCGAGTCCGCCCCGTACGTCTATGCGCTCACCGAGGCGGGCCGCGCGCTGCGCAAGCTGGAACACCGCCGCCGCTATGCCGCCGCCAAGCGTGCGGCCGAGGCGGCGATCCGCGCCACGCGGGCGCCCGAGCCGATGGCGATGCTGTGGCAATGGGCCGGGCTGATGCCGGCGCAAGTGGTCACGGCGAAGGGCCGAATCCACAAGCTGCCAATGCACGGTAACGAGCCAGGCGGCGCGTCGTGACCCACTCAACCGAGCGCGGCTTCGACGCGCTGCCCGATCTGTCTGAGGCCGACCGCGAGCGGGAGCGCCAGATCCGCGAGGCGCTGGTGCTGATGTGCGCGGCGCGCACGTTCTACGACCGGCGTCGCCACTGGGAGTACGCCAAGTCCCTGATCGACGCGCGCAGCCCGGGCGCGGTGTTCGCCATCGAACATCACCTTGGGCTGACGGCGTGAGGCATCTGTGGTGGCGCCTGCGCTATCTGCTGGCCGAGCGCCGCCACTACTGGGGCCGGGACGGGGTATGGCGGCCGCGGTGATCGACTTCAAGCGCGTGGCGGCGGCTGCCCTGGCCGCCGCCGAGCAGCTCGTGCCGCAGTGGTGCCCGGAGGGCCGCCGCCAGGGCGCGGAGTGGCTGGCGCGCAACCCGACGCGTTCGGACGCGAACATCGGTTCGTTCGCCATCAATTTGGCCTCGGGCGTGTGGAAGGATTTCGCCACGGGCGACGCGGGCGGCGACCTGGTGAGCCTGTACGCCTACCTGCACGGGCTGAACCAGGCGGAGGCGGCGCGCGACCTGTCGGCGCAGCTCGGGGTGGCGGTGGCGCCGAAGCTGGGCGCGCCGGATCCGGCGCTGCGACCGCGGGTGAATCAGAAGTGGCTGCCGATCGTGCCGGCCCCGGCCGGCGTGCCGGCCTGCACGCTGTCGCACCCGCACTACGGCGCGCCGGTGATGCGCTGGGAATACCGCGGCCGGCGCGGCGAGCTGATCGGCTATGTCTGCCGCTTCACCAAGCGCGACGGCGGCAAGGAGATCATGCCGGCCTGCTGGGCGCGCGCGGAGGATTCCGGCGAGTACGCCTGGCGCTTCCTGGCCTTCCCCAAGCCGCGCCCGCTGTACGGCCTGCCGGCCCTCCAGGCCAAGCCGGAGGCGCCGGTGCTGGTAGTGGAGGGCGAGAAGGCCGCCGAGGCCGCTGCGGGCCTGCTGGCGCACCTGGCCGTGGTGACGTGGCCGGGCGGGGCGCAGGCGGTCAAGCATGCTGACTGGGCGGATCTGGCCGGCCGCGACGTGCTGCTGTGGCCGGACGCGGACGAGCCCGGCCGGCTGGCAATGGGCCAGGTGGCGGCGGCTCTGACTGCGCGCGCGCAGCGTGTGCGGCTGGTGGAGATCCCGCCCGGGGTGGCGCAGGGCTGGGATCTGGCCGATGCGGCCGCCGAGGGCTGGTCGGCCCAGCGGGCCGCCGACTGGATC